GCCTTTAATTGCACCATTGTCGTTGATGGCATTCAAATCCCTACTTAGCGCATCAATCTCCAGACCATGTTCATACGCCACTCGTGCCGTCGCGAGAAATTCCGAGTTATTTGTCGTATCATTGTCTGCGACCTTATACCCCGCCGCGCCGCCAAGAGTGGGACGCTCGCTCAGATCTCCGTATTTTCCAGAAAACGCTACGGTTTTCAAATCCGTGAAAAATCGATGGGCTTTCCCCATCAAAACCGACAGCTTTTCTCCGCTTTTTAATGGCTGCCTGCTTTCGGCCGCCTCGAACTCTACCGTCACATCCGATGCGCTCTCTCCACTTGAAATACGTTTTTTCAATTCCTTGTCAATCACTTCAAAGTTATCATTAAAATCTTCGATATTGACAGGATCCGTTCCGTCCGGCATCCGCAGCCGGAAAAACTCAGTTAATTTCATGTCATTTCCTCCTCCACTTCTTTTACATTCTTCCAGCTGTGGATTCCCAGCTTACTCCAGCTCCAATCTGTCAGGTTCTGCCATCGGACAAATTTGTCAATGCGGTTTACCCTGATACCGTCCCATGTGAACTTCCGCAGTTCGTCCCAAATATAGGGACGCAGCTCATCCCAGATCACATACCGATACTGGAAAGAAAAACCAAGATGCGCCGGCTTAATCTCTTCCAGCGCATCCCGAAACTGCTGTACATTCGTCGGTATGCCATACATCCCTGTAAATTTGATCACGAAACAATATTTAGATGGGTATTCTATAACCTCTGCGTCACATCCGGTCAAAGAAACTGCAGTTTTTCGTATCACCTCAACTGTCGTTGTCTCCTGTCCACGCAGTTTTGCCAAAATAACCTTCCTGCGCTGCTCATACGATAACTGATAGTTCGTAACAAGCCCCAGCTCTCTTTCCCACAGGTACAGTCCCCATGTAGCAGTCTGTACAAAGCACTGATCCAGCAAATCCAAGGTTGAATATTTTATCTTTCCAACCTCATATCCTTCTGTGCGGTATATTTCTGCCAGTTCTGCCAGTTCTGACACAAACAGCGGTACATACCGCGCCAGATTCACAAAATACTCTTCCCCTCCGGTTTCCTCTCCGGAATCCCGGGCATAGTAGAACGTCCCATATCTGTTCTGTCCATACATATCCTATTCCCCGCTTTCATTCACTCCCACGCTTGCGGTTGTGTTCAGATCTGCCCAAGTAACAGCATTTTTTTTGATAGCATCAGTGATTCCATATCCTTCCAAGGTAGTCGGATTGCTCCCCTTGGTCACATGCCCCTTGGCGTCAACTGTGACGCTTCGATATGTACCCGGAGCTGCACCGCTTTCCGGATGGGTATAAGAGCTTGTTTCCGGATTTTTCCATTGAGCCTGTCCGTCAGCTTCCCAACCAAGTATCTGACCGCTTTTTCCTCCCGACGGGATATGTTTATTTCCGGATGTAGAGGGGTGAACATATTTGTTCGCCCCTTCCGCAATTCCTTCCAGTTTTTCCAGCATTTTCTGCGTGACAGAATCCAGTACGCCTTTGTTTGCATGGCTGTGCTTTAATTTTCCCGCCTCTGCCAATTCCTTTTTCTCGGCATCCGTGTAGTCGTTTGAAGAAAGCCCCTTTCCTTCCTCTTTTTCCACCCTTGTGTTAATGCGGGCTAAAATTTTGCCGTAGACGTATTTCAGCCCGTCATAGCTTAAATATTTCATGCTTTTCCTCCTCAGGAGGCAAGTATCTGGTCGATTTCCTCCGTTGTGATCGCCTCTGTCTTGTAAGCAGACATATCAAGGTTTACCGTTTTCCCCACCGGTGACACATCCCGCCCGTCAAGCTGCACCTTTTCAATCACATTTACCTGTGCATTTGCAGGAGCATGTGCCGCCTGACTGTGGTCATATGCCTTTTTACCCTTGTCGCCAGGATACGCGGTGGAAGCCGTCTCTCCGAGCGCCAGTGATGCGGAGATTTCTACCAGCGCTGCCCCGGACCAGCGGTATGTTTTCCCGTTTTCTTTATCCACATAAATCTTTCCGGATTCGCAAGCAATCTCCTGACTATGGCCAGAATCTTCGTAAAATTTCCCGCCCGAAGCATAACCTTCTACGACATCATCCACATATGACGGCAGCTGTGCAGCCGGGACCTTCCCTGTCTCATCCAGACTTGCCACACCGTTTGCTGCCCCTTTCAGGCTTGCGTCCAGTTTCTTTCCCATTGCCGCATGGACGGCCTTGTTCTGTACCGGATTTGCCGAAGAACCTGAAAGTGCTTCATCCACCGTGATTTTCTCCAGCCCTGCCAGTTTCTCTTTTTCAGCTGTCGTATAGTCATTTGTAGAAAGTCCTTTCCCCGGTTCTTTCCCCACAAACTTCTCTGTTGACCACGTTTTGATCTTCTCCCAAAGATGGGATAATCCGTTACTGTCCAAAAACTTTGCCATAATTTTTTCCTCCTGATCTTATCCTTTGATAATATTGTCGATGTCCTCGTCGGTCATCACTCCCACGTTTCCGCTCTGCTGTGCGATTTCTTCAATGCGTTCTCTCACGCTCTTCTTGCCATCGCCGTCATAATCAACATCTTCCGCATCCACAAGCTTAAATTTACCATTATTTTTCTGCTTGATTTTGTCAATTAATTCGATCATTTTCCGTCCTCCCTTACTTTACCGTCACGGTTGTACTTCCCAGATTGTCGTTGGTTGACTTATACACATCGTAGGATTCCTTAAATCCTGATGCATTGACAAAATCAAATGTGGTCACTTTTGAAAAACCTCCGTCAAATCCACCCACATTAAACATGCAGGTCCCGTATCTGGACGGGACTGCATAGAAAATATGTTCATTTTCTCCGGCATTCACGGTAAAGGTTTTTCCCTTTGATGCCTGAAGTCCCTTTGATAAGGACAAAATAAATGCACTGTCAACTTCCTGTCCTGCATTCCCAATTCCCCAGTATACGCCATTGTAGAAACGGATTGTTGTGGTCTTTGTTACTGTCTTATCACGTTCATCCGTAGCAGATAAAGTGAACGTTTTATCTGTCTTGATCTGCTGCCCTGTCAGCACGAGTGTACGCAAAGAAGCTTCCACCACCTGTGAATCTACTTTCTGTGACTTCGGCGATTTATTCAGCGACCAGTTAAACGTCACCCTCTCAACCGTACTCCCCATCTCCGCAACATTCACATTGTTAGTAAAAGAAGCGATTGCCATCGGTACATACGCCAGGTCCTCTATCTTCTTTTTCCACTCATCTGAAAAGTCGTTGCTTGACAGCCCTTTTCCTTCCTCTTTTTTCACAAATGTTCCTTTTGCAGTGTCCCATACCTGTTTCAGACCATCCGCATCAAGAAATTTTCCCATAGTGCTCTCCTTTCTCTCCTATCGCATCTTCAATTTCTTCCCTGGTAAGGGGATTACATCCACATATCACATCACCCCCTTCCCCCGTCATGAATCCGATTACTTCTGCGATTTCTTCTTTGGACAGCGGCAGACAGTCACATCCTTCCGTCCCGCCGCCCTCCGGAGCAATGCGGTCCAATTTGTCGATTTCTTCCTCTGTGATCTCACTGATACTGTCCTCATGTTCCTTCATCGCAAACTGCGTCCTCTGCAGCTCATCCTGCAGAGCATTTATATCATCAGCCTCTACCGTATCACCATTGGTCACATAGCAGACATACACCTCCGGCAGATTCGTGTAAATGCGGATAATCTTTTTCCACGGGGTAAGACTTGGCGTTGACAGGGCATAGGTCTGTACAGACTCCCCTGTCAGCTGTGGGCCAGTGTAGACCGTCAGCGAGCCTTCTTTTATGTTGTCATGTTCCAGATAGTCTTCATACACTCCGCCTTCCGGCATCGAAATATGCTCTTCAATGGTATAGGATTTTCCTTCAACATAATTTAATTTCTTTGTAAATTCTGATACCTTCACCGGACATTCACCTCCAGAACAATCTCCCCTGCTACTGCAATCTGTCCATCCGTCAGCACGATTCCGTTTTCTGTCCCATTTATCAACAGGCAAAGGCAATCCTCTATTCCTTCTGTCTCCATCAGAAGATGGATTATCTTCGCCCGGCTGATATAACCGATTTCAAATGCATGACCACTCAGGTACTCTGATAAACTCTTCTGAAACGCAGTCTGAACTATCCCGAGATTATATCCGCTTTGCAGGACTACTTTTGCCCTTACCCCTACCGCAATCTCTTCTGCGGATACCACAGCTACTTTGGGACCGATCGGGCGTTTCTGTTCTATATGGTCATACACCTGTTCACAGAGTTCTTCCGTTGCTCCTGTTTTTTGAGAATCTGTGAGCACGACTTTTACTGTTCCTGGTCCATCTGCAAGAGGAAAGACTCTTACCGCACCCCCCCCCTCACATTCCATTGCCCAGTTATAGTAATCATACTTATTCCCGCTGGTTGCCGGCTTCCGCAATATCGTCAGATAGCGGTTTCGGAATGCTTCTGTCTCTTCTTCATCCGTTCCCGGATTCAAAAGTTCCACAAGCTCTGCCTTTTGCAGACCGCTGATATATTCTATCGGCACAAGCTGCCCTGCAGCGTTATTCCCAACACTTCCGGGAGTTTCGCAAACCAGCCTGTAAATCCCATCCTCCATCTTTTCTATTACGGTAAAATTCAGGTTGTCATGGTTAAACCGTGTCCCTTCCCGTATCTCCAATGCCGTCGGCTCAAACTGCCCTCTCCATACCGCCGCCTGCGCCGCATGCGGGATCACATCCCTCTCCCACGCCTGCCGTACCAAATACTCCCTGTCTGCCGTATCTGCAAAAATCTGCTTCAGCAAATACTCCAGCGCAATATACGCCAGATTAAGCTCGATTGCCGCCGGAGCCAGCGCGTCATAAATAACGGCCCCTTCCCGCTTGTCCATCGTGTCAGGGATACGGTCTAAAAGCCTTTGCAGGATCGCCTCATATGTATTTGTTTCAAACATCAGATTGCGACCTCCTTTCCTGCCTCGATCTCACCTACATCAGTCACGACAGTAAACTCCGCATACACCGCACCTTTACGGGATATATCAAACACAAAGTCCTTCACTTCCATGATTCGGTCATCCTGCAAAAGCGCTTCTGAAATTCTTTTTTCCAGAACAGGGCACACATAGTCTGCCGGCATCCCAAACAGATCCATCAGCTCAATCCCATAGTTCCAACTGTATACCACATAACGGTAACGCTCTGTATTCAGGATTTTATAGATAACCTGTTCCATTGCCTCCCGGCCGTCGTACATCCCCATGATCCGGCTGCTTTCTATCAGCATCCGGTAATTTCTGCTCGGCTGTTTCGGGGTGTCCGCCAGCCTTTTTAAGGCTTTTCCGCCGTCAGGTAACATCTTTTCGCACCTTATCGTACATAATATATTTCTGTCCGCCCTGCTGTCGGACTAAAATGACCTCATCGCCGACGTCCAAGCTCCGCCGCACTTTCATTTTCCCGATCATCTTCCCGATTCCCTTCACTTTTGCCGCAACGGTTTTCCCGTCAATCTCCATTGTCAGATCCAGGTCCATCTCCCCGATTTCCAGCTCTGTCTCCGCCATGTATTCCTCCATTGCCTCCCCGCAGTCAATCTGCAGCTCTCCCAGGGTTATCTTCTGATCGACCATGATCTGCATCGGCTCTGTCGAGACCACTTTCCCGCGGGTAACCTCCGTCGGCTTCGACGCGCGCACCGCCTCCACAGCCGCCCGCTGCAGCACTTTTACCATATCTGTCGCATCAAGCAACGAATTCGCCTCCTCTCACCGTCAGATCCATGTAATGCACGTCTTTCCGGAATACATGCTTACACTTCTCCACAAGCATCAGGTTCTCCAGATGTACGTCCCCCAGATCCATTTTTACCACGATAAGGTTTCCCGCTCTCACGTTTACATCCCCAAACAGATTTGAAAAAGTCAGGTTCCGCGTCGGCTGGTTATACAGTGACAGCAGCGCGTCCGCTTTTGCCGCGCCGTTTTCCCCTTCCTGTACCGTATCGTAATATTGCAGGACGCCCCATTTATTCATATGGGAGGAATCCTGCGCGATATAGATTTCCCGGACTCCCGCCTCGCTGTTCTCATAAGAAAGCTTGACCTTATTGTATGTGCCCGAATCGATGCTGGACGTGTAGCTGTACTCTTCGCCGGACGACGGCTCCACCAAAAAGTTCAGCGCCATATGGGAGATGTTCTTCAACGCCAGCTTCCCGTAATCATCAAAAAGCACATACATCTGCCCGGTATTGGTCAGCGTCAGATCCAGCGCATTCTGGACAATATCAAAAAGGGTGGAATTATCCTCCACCCTTGACGCGATCCGAAAACCCGTATCCTCTATCTCTCCCGTCTGCAGTTGGAAATCTGCCGCCAGCATCCGGATCAGGTCTCCCGCCGTTTTATCCTCATACACATAGGTATCCTTATTTTTTAAATACCGGAGCTGGTCATAGGCGGTTACTTCTACCATATCCGACTTCCCGCTGGATTTCTTTGTAAACACAAACCCGTAAAATATATCCTTCCCGTCTATCTGAAGCGCAACGTGATCCCCCTCTTCAAATCGTCCGATATTCTCTTTCGGGATTGAAAATTTCAACGTCCCCGGAGTCCCGAACCGGTCTGTTTGCCAGCTGACCCCTTCCTCCACTTCTGGAATGAACAGATCCCCTTCCGAATCAATCAATATTTGCACCATTCAGCATCACCTCGGTATCATAATGGTCTGCCCTGCCGGAGGATGGTTCGGATCCGAAATGCGGTT